GATTACTCTACATCTAATTATTTTCATTTTACAGTTGATACAGATACTGCTACAAGTGGTAGTATAAAAGGAGGAGGTTATGGTTGTTCTGTTGGACCCGTAACCATAGAAGCATAATGAATAAAATTAAAATTTTTTGGTACAGGCTTTTAAAAAAACAACATTGTTGGAATCATACAAGTTTCACAAAAAGTTGTTCATTCTGTAAGGAGATAGTAGCATAATGGCTGGGATAAGTTATTCAACTCTAGTTACACAAATTAGAAATTATACTGAAACAGATTCTAATGTGCTAACAACAGATATTTTAGAAAATATTATTTTAAATTCTCAATATAGAATTATGAGAGATATACCTATTGATGCAGATAGAAAACAACAGATAGGTAATCTTGTCGTGGGCCAAGAGTCAATAAACGCTCCAGGTGGTGCTTTGTTTATTAGAGGAATACAAGTTTATGATTCTACATCCGCTTCAACAGGAGCAAATGTTTGGTTAGAGAAGAAAGATGTAACATATTTACAAGAATACATTCCATCAACAGAATCAACAAAAAGAGGACAACCTAAATATTATGCTATGTTTGGTGGAGCGACAGGAGATGGAGATACTAACTCTGGACGTATGATTTTAGCTCCAGTTCCTGATGCGACGTACAAATTTAGAGTTCACTATAATAAAATGCCAGCTACATTAGCTTCAGATAACACAACTAATTATATCAGTCTTAATTTTCCAAATGGACTATTATATTGTTGCTTATCAGAAACATATGGATTTTTAAAAGGTCCAATAGATATGTTGACACTATATGAAAATAAGTATAAACAAGAGGTACAAAAGTTTGCTAACGAGCAAGTTGGTAGAAGACGAAGAGATGACTACACTGATGGCGCTGTTCGTATTCCGGTAACTTCAGCAAACCCATAGGAGATAAATTATGGCTATATCATCGGCAATTTGTACAAGTTTCAAACAAGAAATTTTAGTAGGCACGCACAATTTCACTGCAACTAGTGGTGATACTTTTAAAATAGCTTTATATACAAGTGATGCATCTTTAGGTGCAGGCACAACTGCTTATTCAACATCGAATGAAATTTCAAATACATCTGGATCTGCTTATTCTGCAGGTGGTGCAACATTAACAAGCGTTACACCAACTACATCTGGAACAACTGCATTTTGTGATTTTGCAGACGTAAGTTACACATCTGCTTCTTTCACAGCTAATGGTGCATTAATTTACAATGATGATCAATCTGACAAAGCTGTTGCAGTTATCGCTTTTGGTGGTGATAAAACAGTTTCTTCTGGAACATTTACAATTCAATTTCCAACAGCAGACGCAAGTAACGCAATTATTCGTATAGCGTAAGGAGGAAATCCTTATGGCATCTACCTGGGGTACTAACACTTGGGGATCAAACGAATGGCAAGATGACGTTATAACCATATCCCTTACTGCACCTGAATCAGCTTCCGCATTAGGCACACCACAATCATTTAACGTTGAGGGTTGGGGTAGACAAACTTATGGTAACTCAGGTTGGGGCGTAGAGTATTCTGTAAAACCATCAGGTGTTTCTGCTACAACTTCTTTAGGAACAGCAGAGGCTTCTCAAATTATAACTGTAGAACCAACAGGTTTAGAAGCTAACTCTAATTTAGGTTCAATAAGTATAAATAGTGAAGTTACTCTTTCCGGTCAATCGGCAACTTTTTCTTTAGGAACTACAGAGTCTTTTAATGAAACAGGTTGGGGAAGATTAACTTGGAATACAGCTGATTGGGGTGAAGGTGCAGATGAAACTATATCTGTTTCAGGTTTAGAAGCAACTGCTTCACCTGGATCTATTAATACAAAAATCACAGTTTTATTAGAGATGGTTGGTGCAAACCACTCTATGACTACAAGTGTTGGAAGTCTTGATATAGATGCAGAGATGGGTGTTCCTGTAACTGGTGTAGAATCAACTTTTGCAACACCAACTTTATCTTATACAGGAACTTTGGTTGGTTGGGGTAGAGATGAATGGGGTGATTTAAGTTGGGGTGAATCTCCAAATCAAGTTATTCCGTTAGTAGGTCAAGATTCAACTGCAAGTGTTGGATCAATATCTCCTGCAGATGTAGTTGGTTTATCTGGTCAAGAGGCAACAACAAGTGTTGGATCTTTTTCTTTTGTAATTAGTCCTAATGTATCTTTAACAGGACAACAATCTACAGTAGGTCAAGGTACAATAGGATTAGAATTTGGTCCAGCTTCAATATCAGGAGTATCATCAACATTTAATGTTGGCACATTAGGATTAGAGTTTGGTCCTGCAGAAATAACAGGTGTAGCTGCAACAACAAGTATTGGATCATTAGAAGTTGGCCCAATAAGTTTAGTTGACTTAACAGGTATTGCTGCAACTTCAGCTGTGGGTTCTTTATCTCCAGCAGACGTTGTTGGTTTAACAGGAGTGTCTTCAACATTTAGTGTGGGCTCCATATCTCCAGCAGATGTTGTTGGTTTAACAGGACAACAAGCTATATTTTCTCAAGGAGAGGGTGGTGTTGAAGCATATGCTAATATAAATACAGGATCAAATAGTAGTTTTTCTGGGGTTGCAACTGGATCAAATACATCGTATAGTAGCACATCAACGGGATCAAATTCGTCTTATTCTGATCAATCTACAGGATCAAATAGTTCGTATTCGAATGTTGCAACTGGATCAAATACAAGTTATACTGACGCTGCATAGGAGATAAAAATTTATGGCATCTACATACACACCTTTAGGAGTAGAACTTCAAGCAACTGGTGAAAACGCTGGTACATGGGGGACAAAAACTAATACTAATTTACAAATTATTGAACAAATATCTGGTGGATTTACACAACAATCAATAGCAGGTGGCGCACAAAATACTGATCTATCTGTATCAGATGGATCAACAGGTGCAGTGTTATCTCACAGAATGATTGAGTTCACAGGAACTATTACGGGAAATCAAGTTGTTAGAATACCAATAGATGTTCAAACTTTTTATATTTTAAGAAATTCAACTTCAGGAGCTTACACAGTTCAGTTTAAATATATAACTGGTTCAGGATCTTCTTTTACTTTTTCAGCAACAGATAAAGGTGATAAAATAGTTTTCGCTGCAGCTAACGATGGTACAAATCCAGATATATTAACGCTTGCAATTGGAACTGGTATATCAAATGTTGTTGATGACACTACACCACAATTAGGTGGTAACTTAGATACTAACTCACACAATATTTTAATAGACGATGCTCATTTTATTGGAGATGAAAATGGTCTTGAACAAATTATATTTCAAACAACTGCTTCAGCAGTTAATGAATTAGAAGTTACAAATGCAGCAACAGGTAATCCGCCTATCCTTGGAGCAAGTGGAGAAACAAATGTTGATCTTCATTTAAAACCAAAAGGAACTGGAGAAACAAGAGTAGGGACAGGAGCAGCAGACGCAACTATAACTTCTAGTGGTGCTCACAATCTTATTTTAGATACAAACTCAGGAACTAACTCTGGAACAATTACAATTATAGATGGTTCTAATGGAAATATTGATCTTACTCCGAACGGAACAGGAGATGTAACTTTACAAGCAGATACAGTTCAAATTGGTGATAATAACGCTAATGCAACATTAACTACTCAAGGAACTGGTGATTTAATTTTAAATACAAATAATGGAACAAACGCTGGAAACATCACTCTAGCAGATGGTGCTAATGGTAATATAGATGTTTCAACAAATGGAACAGGATATATCAAATTTAATGATTTAGCTTATATTCCACAACAAGCATTAACATCATCATCAAACGCCGTCGCATGGGATGTACAAGCTAAACCAAACGCATATCATTTAACAACAGAAAATACTACATTCTCTGCACCAACTAATTCAGTTGAAGGTTCATTTATTTGTTTAGAAATAAATTATGATGGAAGTCATACGATTGCCTTCAATACTGTGTTCGAATTTGCCGCGTCGACAGCCCCGACGTTTACTTCAACAAATGGTAAGACAGATATTCTTGTGTTTAGATACAATGGCGCTGTATGGCAAGAAGTAGGAAGAACATTAAATTTAAGTGAAAGTTAAAATATGTACGCAATAGTAAAAGACAATAATATAACACAATACATTAATCATCCTAAATCAGTAGTTATTGGAGACGTAAGATATCCAGCTAAAATATTTTCTATATGGTCAACTTCTGAATTAAATGCAATAGGTATTTATGAGATAGAAACAGATAGCACAAATCATAAAGATGAAAAATGGTATATTAACACAAACGAATCTTACACATTTGCAGATAACAAAGTTACTAGATCATGGGGTACAGCTACAGCTAAAGCCCATGCTGATACTTTATTTACAGCACAAGATGAAACAGATGGAAAAGGTACTGAAGGAGAAGTTAAAAGTAGAGGATTAAAATATAATTTAATACAAACTATTAAACGACAAGCTGCAAAAATATTGCAAGATACAGATTGGTATATAGTTAGAAAAGCAGATGCAGGTACAGCAGTGCCAAGTACAATCACAACTCATAGAGCAGCAGTAAGAACTAAAACTGCAGAAATGGAAACAGCAATCACTAATGCTAGCGATACACCAGCTTTAGAGACTTTATATACTTACACAAAACAAGAGGATGGATCAGTTACTAGACCATTAGGCGAACTTCCAACATTGGAGAGTTAATGTCACTACTTATACCTGGAACTAACTCCATAAAAGACACAGGTTATGAAGTTGCTAACTCTGTTGTATTTGAAAATGATGGTAATAGTGATAGTTTTTCAAGAGATATGGTAACTGCTACAAGTAGAAGAACTTTTACTGTATCTATGTGGCTTAAAAAAACTAAAAATGGTACAGGTAGTGAACAATATCTTTTTCATAGTTGGCAAGACTCTAATAATAGATTTATTTCATCATTCGATAGTACTAATATTCTTCATATAAGAAATAGAACAGGTGGTTCAAACACTTTAAAATTTAATACAAATCAAAAATTTTTAGACACAAGTGCTTGGTACAATATAATTATTGCAATAGATACAACACAATCAACTGAATCAAATAGATTTAAATTGTATGTAAATGGGACACAAGTTACAAGTTTTTCAACATCTGACTATCCATCACAAAATGCTGACATGAGTTTAGGAACATCAGATTTTGATAATATTTTAGGAATATATGGTGGTGGTGGGAATGGTTTTAGTGGTTATATGTGTGAAATGGTTTATATTGATGGTCTGCAACTTGCACCTACTTCATTTGGAGAATTTGATAGTGACAGCCCAAATATCTGGAAGCCAATAGATGTATCTGATTTAACTTTTGGCAACAATGGATTTCATCTTGATTTTGAAAATTCAAGTAGTTTAGGTGCTGACGTTTCAGGCGAGGGTCATAACTTTACAGTTAATAACCTTACATCAACAGACCAAAGCACGGACACGTGTACTAATAATTTTTGTACACTTATGTCAAATACTCCTAGTGCAGCTAATTTTACTTTAAGTCAAGGAAATTTAATTGTTAGTAAATCAGGTGCTACCACCATTGGTTTGTATGGCTCATCAATTATGCTTACAAATGGTAAATGGTATTACGAAAGTAAAATGACTGATGTAGGAGGTGGAGATAGAAGTAGAATGGGTGTAGCGGCTTATGAAAGTGTTACAGGTACAAGTTCAATACAAGGAAGTTATTCAGGTTTTGAATTTACAGGTACAACATCAGGTAGATTTTCAATAACAGTAGCTGGCTCAACTACAGAAATTGATGGATTTAATACTTATGCTCAAGGTGATATTATAATGTGGGCTATAGATATGGATAATACAAAATTATATATTGGTAAAAATGGAGATTGGTTTAACTACAGTTCCGCTAATACAGGAGGTGATCCAACATCTGGAAGTGGTTGGGTAACTAATAATGCAACAGCTTTAGCCGCACCATTAACTGTAGGTTATGTAGGTCATGCTGCAGGAGTTTCAGATAGTACAGAAGTACAAATTAATTTTGGCGCTCCACCAACTGGATTTACTATTTCATCAGGCAATAGTGATGGCAATGGATATGGAAATTTTGAATATGCCGTGCCTTCGGGCTATTATTCAATCAATTCTAAAAACCTAGCGGAGTACGGATAATGGCTTACACGACTGTCGATAACCCAGAACTTTATTTTCAAAATAAATTATATACAGGAGATGGAAGTGCATCAAAAGCTATTACTTTTGATGGAGAGGAAAACATGCAACCTGATTGGGTTTGGGTTAAATCAAGAAATACTGCCGATTATGATCACCAGGCTACAGATTCCGTAAGGGGAGTACAAAAAACTTTAAAAATAAATACTGATGGAGCAGAGGATTCAAATCCAGGTGCTGGTGGTATTGGTAGTTTTAATACTAATGGATTTACTATAGCTGAAGGCAGTATAAATAACACCAACATGAATAATAGTGGAACAACCTATGTAGCTTGGAATTGGAAAGCTGGAACTTCATTTACCAATGACGCAAGTTCAACAGGAATAGGAACTATTGATAGCACAGGGAGTGCATCTACTACTGCTGGATTCTCAATCGTTTCATTTACAGGTACAGGAAGTAATGGTACAATAAAACATGGACTATCAACTGCATTAAATGCAATAGTAATTAGAAGAAGAGATAGTGGAAATGATTGGAGAGTTGGTGGAACTGGCTTAACTAGTTTTGTAAAACATTTAAATTTAAATTCAAGTGCTTCCGAATCTGATTTAGCAGCAGCATTTAATAGTACAGCACCTACATCTTCAGTATTTAGTGTTGGCACAAGTGCATCAACTAATGCTAGTAGTGGAACATTTATTGCTCTGTGTTTCCATAATGTTCAGGGGTATTCAAAATTTGGAAAATATACAGGGAACGAAGACGCTTCTGATCCAACATACATCTATACCGGTTTTAGGCCCTCATTCGTGATGGTAAAAAAATTAACAGGGAGTACAGATAGTTGGTTTTTACACGATAACCGTAGAGATGGTTTTAACACAGATAACGAATATATGCGACCAAATGAAGCTTCAGTAGAAGGTAGTGGAGTTAATAGACTTAATATTTTTTCAAATGGTTTTAATGTTCCAACAACAGATAAAAGTCATAATGCAGATGGAGTACCCTACATTTATTGGGCTTTCGCAGAGTCACCATTTGTAAATTCTTCTGGTGTTCCAACAAATGCGAGGTAGACATGTTACAAAAAATAGGATTTCAACCTGGGATCAATAAACAAATCACAGAGACCGGAGCAGAAGGTCAGTGGGTTGATTGTGATAATGTTAGATTTAGATATGGCACACCTGAAAAAATAGGTGGTTGGAAACAACTAGGTGGAAGAAATGATTTAACTGGAGCAGGAAGAGGACTTCATCATTTTGTTAGTTCTACATCTATTAAATATTCTATTATAGGAACAAATAGAATATTGTATGCGTATTCAGGAGATGTGTTTTATGACATACACCCTATTAAAACTACATCAACTCTATCTAACGCATTTAGCACGACTAACGGATCAGCTGTTGTAACTATAACTTTTTCTACGTCTCATGGTATAGCAGCAAATGATATTGTTTTATTAGATAGCTTTTCATCTATAACTAATTCTAATTTTGGTTCATCTGATTTTGATGATAAAAAATTTATGGTAACAAGCGTACCGACAGCAACTACTATTACAGTCACTATGCCATCAAACGAATCTGGATCAGGTGCAACAACATCAGGAGGTATAAGAGTACAACATTACTATCCTGTAGGGCCAGCAGTACAAGCAAAAGGTTTTGGTTGGTCTCTTGGAACTTGGGGTGGAGAAGATATTGGAGCAGCTACTACTACTTTAAATGGTGCATTGTCAGACGACACTGCTGGAACAGGTGGATCAGGAACATCTATAACTTTAACAGATGCTTCACAGTTTCCAAGTACAGGTACAAATTTTATTCAAGTTGGTAATGAAGAAATATCTTATACAGGTGTTTCTGGAAATGATTTAACAGGAATTACAAGAGCTGTAAGAAATTCAACTAGATCATCACACTCTAGTGGAGCAACAGTTACAAATTCATCTGACTTTGTTGCATGGGGTGAAGCAGCATCAGGAGATTTAGTTCTTGAGCCAGGTATGTGGTCACTAGATAATTTTGGTGATAAAGCTATTTGTCTAATTCATGATAGTGCTGTTTTTGAATGGGATTCAAGTTTAACAACAGCGACATCTACAAGAGCAACTATTATATCAGGTGCACCAACAGCATCAAGACACATGTTGGTATCTACACCTGATAGACACTTAGTATTTTTTGGAACAGAAACAACTATTGGAACTCCTTCTACACAAGACGATATGTTTATTAGATTTTCTGATCAAGAAGATATTAATACATATACACCTACAGCAACCAATACAGCTGGTACACAAAGGCTGGCTGACGGATCACAGATCAGAGGAGCAATCAGAGGTCGTGATGCAATTTATGTTTGGACTGATACGTCTTTATTTACGCAACGTTTTGTTGGTCAACCATTTACATTTGCGTTTGCACAAGTTGGAACTAACTGCGGACTCGTTGGACAAAATGCTTGTGTTGAAGTTGATGGTGCTGCGTATTGGATGTCAGAGAATGGTTTTTTTAGATACGCTGGTAAACTAGAATCACTACCTTGTTTGGTAGAAGATCACGTTTATGATGACATAAATTTATCATCAGGTAATCAAATGATATCTGCAGGATTAAATAATTTATTTGGTGAAGTAATATGGTTTTATCCAACTTCTACATCATCTGTTGTAAACAGAATGGTTGCGTATAATTACTTTGACTCATCACCACAAAGACCTGTATGGACAAATGGAACATTAGCTAGAACAATGTGGCGTGATTCTGCTGTATTTGGTCTACCTCATGCTTTATTTTATGAAGCAGGAGATGATTCATCTTTTGATGTTGTAGGAAACACAGAAGGTAAAACAACATACTACGAGCACGAAACAGGGACTGATCAAATTAGAGGTGGGACAACAACTGCAATTACTTCTAATATATTATCTGGTGATTTTGATATTACACAATCAAGAGCATCAGGTACAGGGCAAGCTACAGGTGTTGCAACGTTTAGAGGAGATGGTGAATTTATAATGAAAATAAGAAGATTTATACCAGATTTTATATCACAAACTGGTAATACAAGAATTACTTTTAATTTAAGAAACTTTCCAAGTGATACAGCTGCAAGTTCATCTCTTGGACCATTTACGATAACATCTAGTACGCAAAAAGTAGACACACGTGCAAGAGCAAGAGCTATTGCATTAAAAGTAGAAAATACATCAACAAGTCAAAGCTGGAAGTTAGGAACTTTTAGATTAGACGTACAACCAGACGGAAGAAGATAATGGCAAAGATAGTACAAGTATTAACAAGACCTTCATCCGAATATGATTTAGGTACAGCAGAAGCACAAGTTAGAGATCTTGATGCAATTGTAGAAAAATTAAATACAACGTTTCAAGAAGAATTAAAAGATGAGGTAGAAGCACAAAACTTCTTTTTAAATTAATGGCAAATAATTTTATAAATAAAAAAGTAGACCTAACAACAACTGATTTAACTACACTATATACGGTGCCTAGTTTTAAGGCTGCTGTTGTAAAATCATTGTTAGTATCCGAGGACGCCGGATCAGGGACCACGATAACAATAACATTGGTAAATGCTAGTGGAGCTATATTTAATTTATTTAAAGATAAGGCTATAGCATCAAAAGCAACCACGGAGCTTTTAACTCAACCTCTTGTAATAGAAGAGAGCGAAGTATTAAAAGTACAAGCTGCTGACGCGAACGAGCTGCACGTCATAGCCTCTATATTAGAAATACAGCCAAGAGAGGTAACATCATAATGGAAGTAATAAAACCAACAAAAGTAGAAACAACATATAGACACAAGGAAACTGGAGAGCTTTTTAAGGAAAGAAAAGACTGGGAAGCTAAAGGTTATAAGGAAAAAGACATGGCTCAAGATGTAAATGTCGTAATGCCAAGCCTTGATTTATTTAGTAAAACAAAATAGAATAGTACAATGGCCATAACTAGATCACAACAAGCAAAACAGATGTTACAAGACGGGGGACGTATAGGCTTAAAAAATGGACCTCCTGGTGGTGGTGACAAAAGAATGACTTATTCTGCTCCTAAATCTGTTGGTGGTGACAGTGATGCAAGAGAAGCATATATTAGAGATTACGTATCTAAGGGCATTGTAAAAGGTGGTGGAAAGAAAATAACAAGTGGACCTGATGTAATAACAGGTGGATATGAAGATGCTAGAATTACAAAAGATCAAATAAATAAATCAAAAGATTTTAAAGCACTACAACTATTTAAAGAAAATATGCGTAAAAAAAATTTTAACTTACCTATGCCTATAGGTTTTGTTTTAAATAAAGCTATTAAACCGACTTATAAATACAGAGACGAATTTTTAGCAAACAATCCACAACTTTTAGAATACATTAAAAGTTTAGATGAAGACGAAGCTAAAAAAGCAATGGTTGCTTTATCAGATGTTCCAAACATTACTGGTCAAATTTACGAAGATTTTTTAGCATATGATAAAGGTGCACCAGCATTAAAATATAGAGGCAATGTAGGTGGATTAGAAAAATTTGTTTCATCTTATGAAATGAATCCAGATGGGAGTTTTAAACTTAGCCCTAAAGGATATAAAATTGCTGAAACATATGGTTATAAAAAACAACTACCTGATGGCAGTGGTGGGGATGGAGAAGGTATTATGTCTGACTATGAAAGAAGATTACTTGCACTTGAACAAACACCAGAAAAAAAAATCGAAGAAACATTCTCACCTAATTTTAGATTATTAGCTGATGGTGGTAGAGCAGCATTTAATATGGGTGGAGCACAATTTAAATCAGATGAAAATATATCTCCAGGCACAGATGTTGAAGGTAATATTAGAAATGACAATCCTTTTACAGGAGGAGGTGAAGGCGGACCTACAGTTAATCTTAATAAAACACAACCCGACACTCCATTAAGATTTAAAAAAGACATACCAGATAATCTTTTCTCAACCGGTGCTAATAAAAAAATGTTAGAAGAGTTAGGATTAATAGATGATAAAGATGAGGATATGAAAGTGGCAGGACTTAACCAGGAACAAGTTGATTATTTAAATAAAGTAGGTAAAAAAGTTTCAAACGTAGACGCAACCGGAGATTTTTTTAATTATGACAGTCCAACAAATATAAAAAAACAAATAGAAAAATTAAACCCAGAATCAGAAAATATATTTGGCACTTTTAAACCAAGTAAAATAGTAGAAGGAGATCCAAACACATACGCTACTGAAAAAGATGTACAGGATTATATAAAAAGTCAGTTTCCAACTTTAAGGACAGATGGTAGAGAAATAGGATTAGCAGATGGTGGCATGCCTTACGAAGGTGGGATCATGGACCTTGAATCAGGAAGACAGATGTATTTCTTAGGTAAACTAGTTAAGAAAGCAACAAGAGCTGTAAAGAAAATAATTAAGTCACCGATAGGTAAGGCTGCTTTATTTGCCGGTTTAGGTGCTTATGCAGGTGGACTCGGTCCTTTTGCTTCAGGT